ATTTAAAGATCAGGCTTCAGTTTATTATCCATATGTTCTAGAAGAAGCAACTGGATCTGGCTTAAGATATGAAAATTTAGCTTTTGATTATTACGACGACGTAGATGATGTATGGGTATTACATCTAGTTAATCAAGTAGTTGATCCATACTATGATGTTCCATTGACTCAAGAACAGTTTGAAGCATTCATAGTTAAAAAATATGGTTCTTTACGCGCAGCCAATCAAAAAGTGATATTCTATCGCAATAATTATGATCAAGATGAATCGATATTGACTATATCGGGGTATGATGCACTGGTCGCAGAAAGAAAACGTTATTGGACACCTACAGTTAACTTCGATAATAATATCATCGGCTATGAAAGAATTAAAGATGATACTATAGTAACGACAAATAAGATCTTAACTTTAGATATTACTTTGAATGGTAATGCCGCATTTCAGACGAGTGAAAAAGTAATTCAAGATACTTCAGGTGCTACAGGTTTTGTGACGTTTAGTAATACTACAGTGATGTCTCTTCATCATATAACCGGAACATTTAGTAATACAAGTACTTATTATATTATCGGTTCTGATTCAGGAGCCAATGCTTCCGTTTCAATTATCACCACTATAAAAGAAAATATTACTGCAAATGTACAAGTCTATTTTTCTCCAGTGACGGCATTTGATTACGAAAATGAAATAAATGAAAAGAAGAAGACTATTGATTTGATGGATAGTAGATACGTTTCAATGGTTCACAACACATTTTCAGAATTGATGAATAGCTAATGGCAATTCAAACATTTAATCCAGGTGACGTAGCTATACATCAGGCATATGTAGGATCGCTAGATAATAACAAATTGATGTTCATCAAAGATCAATTGCTGAGAATAGACATCTATGAATCTATTCTATCACCCGTGATGTTTGGTAGTCTTACTTTAAATGACAACATCAATATTCGAGACAAACTTCCTATAATGGGAAATGAATGTAAACTTGTATTTGAGATTTCTGTTCCCGGTCCAATCAGTAAACCTAGAAAATTTGAATTTCTGATAACTGAAATTCAAAACGTCACTATGGGACACGACGCTGCTTCATCTCAGTATGATCTTCAATTCTATTCTATCGAAGTAAAAAACAATGCTAATCGGCTTCGTAGAACTCCATTGAACGGTATGTCTATAGATAGTTATGTTAAAATGATTTTGGAAAATGATCTTCAATCTAACAAACCTTTTTATTGTGAAAGCGAAGGAACAAAGGGAATACAAAATTTAAATTTCATTGGAATAAAACCATTTCAAGCTATCGATATGTTGAAACAAAAAGCCGTTTCAAAAATACATCGATCATCAGTATACGCGTTTTATGAAGGAAGAATCGCAGATAAAAATGGATTTAATTTTCTTCCAATAGAATTATTGCTTTCGAGTAAAAATAGATTATTGCCAGATGCTATGTTTTTCTGGGATTCTGATAGCGCTACGAGTGTTAAAAATACCACATACCGAAACATTTTAGCATATAATCACATAGTTCAAGAATCTCCAATTAAATTAACTGGCGATGGAGCGTTAAATAATGAAGTAAGATCTACTGATATTAAAACTCGTGGAAAAACAGTAATTAAGTATAATTCTGCTACTGACAATGACAGTTTTGGAAAAACTAAAGGCGCTAAGCCGTTATATACTTCTGCATTTGAATCTTCTAACAATAAATCTCCTTCACAGATATACAATATCATGAAATCTTCTGCATCGTCTGACACATTCTTAGAACAAAAAATCGGCTATGCTAAAGCTTTCATAACATTATTGACTCAAAACATATTGCGCATAATGGTATATGGAGATACTTATCTTTCTTGCGGATTCAGAGTAAGAGCAGAAGTTCCTAGTCCTACTGGTTTGACAAAAATCGGAGGAAAACAAAAAGGAGAAAATTCTGAATTCGTATCAGGTGAATATTTAATTTCTCATGCAAGGCATACTATATCGAAAACGGATTTAGACTTCAGATATTTTACATCACTAGAACTTATAAACGCATCTTATGGTAAGAGCGGAGGATTTGATACATGAAACGCTTTGGTGGTGAAGGTACATTTTATTGGTTTTATGCTGAAGTAGTGAATGTCAATGATCCTGATAAATTAGGTCAATGCCAGATACGTATTGATGGATTTCATGATCAATTTTCTGATGAAGAATTACCTTGGGCTATGCCACTATTACCTATAACGAGTGCTAGTTATCAGACTCCTGAATTAGGTGAAGTAGGTACGTCTCCTACTGGTATCTTAGTAGGAAGTTTTGCATATGGTTTTTTTGCTGATGGATCGGCGTCAAAAATTCCAATAATTTTTGGTACTCAACCGGCAATAAAAGAAGGTGATATTAAGAATCATGACGTGCCACAACTAGCGCGAGAAGTGAATACATGGAAATCAAAACCGTTGATGGGTCCAGAACCAGAAACAACATACGGTTCAAAGTATCCATACAATAAAGTTACACGCACTCAAAGCGGTCATACGATAGAAATAGATGATACACCAAATGCAGAACGAATTCATCTGTATCATAAGTCTGGTACATATGTAGAAATTAGCGCAGATGGGAGAACTGTGACTAAAGTCGCAGGTGATAACTATACAATATTAGCTAAGAACGATGAAATGTATGTTCAAGGCGATGTAAAGATAACTGTCAAAGGTAATGTAAATATGCAAATTGACGGTAATCTAGACACTAAAATTAATGGCTCATGTAAAATAGAATCTGAAGGTGAAATGACATTAAAGGCATCGAAAATAAATCTTAAAAATGCATATGTAGATGATTCTAGTATAGGTTTATTGACGGAACAGCAATAAATATAAGATTCGAATAAGGATTCAAAGATGGCATCACCTTCATTAGCAGATAGGTTTTCAGCACAAAAATCTAAAGATCAGTTTTTATATTCTGATTTTTTAACTAATTTTAATGCTCATCCAGACTCTAAGCAGTTGATGACGATTAAGAATGAAGCTGCAGTCACGCGTTCTATTCGTAACTTATTATCTACGAATAAATATGAGAGATTATTTCAACCAACTATCGGTTCTAATTTAAATCACTTTTTGTTTGAAGACATCTCTACATTTACATCTGCTGCTATTAAGTCTGCGATAATTCAAACGATAGAAAATTATGAACCAAGAGCAAAAATAATAGATGTTATAGTTAGTCCTTATCCAGACGATAATGGATATGTAGTGACGTTACTTTTTTATATCACTACAATAGCTAATCCAATAACAGTAAACATACCTCTAATTAGAGTAAGATAATGGCTGCAAACACAAGCATAAATTTAGTAAACTTAGATTTTACTTCTCTCAAAGAGAGTTTTAAGACTTATCTTAAGACTCAAAATACCTTCAAAGACTATGATTTTGAAGGAAGTAATATAAATGTATTGCTTGATGTCCTTTCATATAACACATATATGAACACGTTCTATTTGAATATGATCGGCAATGAAATGTTTTTGGATAGCGCGCAGTTACGAGAGAGCGTTATTTCACGAGCAAAAGAACTCAATTACACGCCAAGATCTTTTAAGTCAGCTCGTGCGACCGTTACTTTAACTATTCAAACTGATGGTAGTGTGGCTTCTGTTACTATGCCAAAAGGTACTACATTTAACACGCGTGTTGGTTCTAATACTTTTACCTTTTCAACTGATGAAAATAAAGTAATCTCGGGTGCCAATAGTACATTTGTATCTAACGAAATTGTAATCTATGAAGGTCAATATGTTAATGATACTTTTACTGTAAATAATTCGGATACATCACAGCGATTCATGCTTTCTAATCCAACTATTGACACTGATTCTTTAACAGTAACTGTGCTTGAAGATAATGGTGCAGAAATTTTATCTTATCTAAGAGCAACTTCATTATTTGACAAACAAGCTAATTCTCAGATATTCTTTGTTCAGGGCGCAGAAAACGACAAGTATGAAGTTCTTTTTGGTGATGGCGTACTTGGAAGAAAACCAAAAGACAATTCAATAGTCGTATGTGAATATCGTATTTGTAAAGGCGAACTTCCAAATGGCGCATTTAAATTTACGTCTGATGGCGCTATTCAAACATTTTCAAATGTAGCAGTAACCACTGTATCAGCGGCCGCACAAGGTGCTATTCATGAGTCAATTGAGTCAGTTAAGTTTAATGCTCCAAGATATTTTACTACTCAAGAAAGAGCAATAACTGCTGAAGACTATAGAAATCTTCTTCTTTTAAATTTCCCTGAAATCAATGCTGTATCAGTATATGGAGGCGAAGAAGCTGTTCCTCCAGTATTTGGAAAAGTCTTTATTGCAGTAGATCTTAAGAATGTAGACGGCGTTCCCGATATACGAAAGCAGCAATATTACAATTTTATTAAACCAAGATCTTCGTTGTCTATTGATCCCGTGTTTATCGATCCAGATTTCATGAACGTAGATATATTTTCTACTGTTAGATATAATCTAAACACTACTGCATTAAATAGCGAATCTCTTAAAGAGTTAATTTTAACTGCTATAAGGGACTTTAATGGAACATACCTTGATGATTTTAACACTACTTTACGTTATAGCAGTTTGGTTAAAACTATAGACGCGACCGATAGAAGTATATTAAGTAATGATACAATAATTAGGCCCATACGAGTAGTGCTTCCAGAAACAGGAATAGAAAAAAATTATGACATAGATTTTGCGCAAGAACTTGAAAACGATTTTGCAGATCTTGAGAAAATTTATCCTAGCAACTATATTTCTACAATTGAATCTACTAGTTTTGTTGTTCAAAATAAATTAGTAAATTTGAAAGACGATGGAAAAGGTAATATTACGACAATTACTTTAGATGGAACCAATAACGTAGTAGTAAATACTGTTGGCACAGTAGATTATAAAACTGGCAAAGTTCAACTTAAAAGATTGAATATAACAGAATATACTGGAAGTGGTATTAAGATTTTTGCCCGCACAAAACGAAAAGATATATCTTCATTGTTAAGAACGATTTTAACGATTAAAGATGAAGATGTTCGTATTAATATCGTTTCTGAAAGGGAATAATAAGTGAAAGATATTGTCACTTACATCTCTCCCCTTATCGAATCACAGTTTCCTTCTTTTTATAGAGAAGATGGACAAGTTTTCGTAACGTTTGTAAAAGCTTACTATGAATGGTTAGAGCAAGCAAATAATACGCTTTATCATTCCCGTAGGTTATTGGAATATCGTGATGTAGATCAAACAGTAGACAATTTTCTAGTTTATTTCAAAGAAGAAACACTTAAGAATATTCAGTTTGATACAGCTACAAATAAACGACTTTTCATAAAGAATGCATTAGATTTTTATAGATCCAAAGGTACAGAACGTTCAGTAGATCTTTTCTTTAAATTAGTTTATGCACAACCCGCCTCTATTCGTTATCCAGGCGATGATGTTTTCAAGCTTTCAGATAACACATGGAAGATTCCGATTTACATTGAAGTTACTGAAACTCCATATAATTCAGCGTTCGAAGGGAAACAAATTACTGGCATAGATAGTGGTGCTACTGCATTCGTTGATAATTATTCCGTCAAGAAAAAGATCAATGACCAAACCGATTCTGCTGGCAATAAAGTAAAAATATCAAAAAATATTCATGTATTTTTCTTGAGTAATTTAAAAGGTAACTTTAAGTACGGCGAAAAGGTAATACATACTGGCACGACTGATCCAAGAAACACTCCTGTCATTACTGGTTCATTAAATGAATTAGAAGTCCTTACTGGTGCGTCAGAGTATGTCGTAGGTGATATCGTCACTCTTACTTCAAATACTGGAATGAACGGTAAAGCCATCGTAACTTCTACATATAATACTACTGGTCAAGTAGAGTTTTTAT